GAAAAGAAGCTGAAAAAACCCAATCCATGTCAAAGTGGTATGATCAGTTAAAATATAAAGGTGATTAATACAATATGTTAAAAAAAGAATTTAAAAGGAAGGACGTAGAGCGTATGCGTAACCTGATCAAAGGTAAATCAGGTCAGTCCTCAGAGTTACAAGTTGGCTATACTGCTAAAAAAGAAGATCACAAAGAAGGTGATGTTTGGGAAGAAAATGGCAAAAAATGGACTATTAAAGATGGTATAAAACAAACTTATACTAAACTTGATAAAGTTAAAAAAGAAGCTATCTTACCCTTATTTTGCCCTTCATGTAAATCCTTAATGAAAAAACGCAATGACTCAAAAATGTATAAAATACATAAAATGTGTTTCGATTGTGTTATTGATATGGAAGCAAAATTAAAAATTAAAGGTAAGTTTGAGGAGTATGAACGTAATATGATAGCAAAAAATGCTGAAAATTATATAGACGATCTCGAACAATATTTATTAGAAGCAATAAACACTTCAAATACTCAATATGTTTCTGAAAGAGGTGAAGTTGAACGCTGGAAAGGTGGAATCAATAAAGAAGAATTTACTGAACAAATGACAGAAAACTTTACTAAATATAGAAAACAAATTGAAGATTATAAAAACAACAAAACAGATGATCAAGCTTAAAGAACTCTTATTTGGTAAACCTGACTGCGATTGTGGTTGTGGTAATTGTGAAGGTACTCAATTAAATGAACAAACTAAAGTTACTGAAAATTTACAATATCATTTAGATAATAAAATCCCACTAAACGAATCTATATTTAGAATTAGTTCCAACGCTCATGTTAAATTATTTTCTGAAGTAAGAAAATTATGGGAACTAAACAAAATACAGCTATCAGAATCTGATGAACATTTTATGCACACTGATGCGGGACGTCAAGGGGTGTATGAAGGTAAATTAGTACCACTTGATCTTCCCTATGTTATGGAAGCTGCTAAAAAGAAAAAGAAAAACCCACCATTAAATAAACCAAAACGAGGGGGTCCTAAAGCATATTTTGTTTATGTTAGAGACCCTAAAACTAAAAAAATTAAAAAAGTTACTTTTGGTTCCGGTGGATTAAGAGCAAAATTAGGAAATAAAAAAGCTTCGCAAGCCTTTGCGGCAAGACATGATTGTAAAAATAAAAAAGACAGGACTAAAGCTAGTTACTGGAGTTGTAACCTTCCTAGATACCATAAGCAGTTGGGTCTTGGAACACCTGCTTCAACTTACTGGTAAACCATATACAGATATAAAAGAACCAGACGGCACTATAAGTCGTCTGTTTTCTACTTCAACTAAACCAGAAGCTTTAAAATGGCATATGGATGATGAAGATAGGATTATTAAAGCTCTAGGTACAACTAACTGGCAATTCCAATTAGAAGACCAATTACCTGTTCTTTTAGATAAGCCTATATTTATTAAGAGACACCAATGGCATCGTCTTATAAAAGGAGACGGACCATTAAGGATTAGTATATATAAAAATGCAAGAACGCAAACTAACAAAACCTGAAGCTAAAGCTAAAGAGCGTATAGTAAAAGATTTAAAGGGGGCTAAAACTGACTTTAAAAAACGCTATGGTGATGATGCGGAGGCTGTTATGTATGCTACCGCAACTAAACGAGCTAAAAAAATAGCTGAAGGTATAGACCCTGAATCTTTAGAAAAAATATTTGCTATCTTATTAATGATAATAGGCCCCGCAGGGATTTATTTTGGTTTTGAACAACTTAGAAAATCTATTGAAGGGCCTGTAAATTCCCTTATAGACAGATTTTATGGAAATGTAAGTAAAGCTGGTAAATTTTTAGCACAAAATGCTAAAGAATTAAGGCGAGCTGCAAAAAATGGTAAAGAAGACTTTGAACAAAAATTATCAGATCTTATCTCTGGTTTACATGAAGATGAAGGATGTGGTTGTAGTGTATGTCAATCAGAATTAGATGAAAAAAAAGCTAAACGAGATAGGTGTCTTCGTATAGCTGACCGTAAATTTAAAAAACCATCCGCATATAAAAGTGGGGCAGTTGTAAGATGTCGTAAAGGTAAAATTTGGAAAGGTGTTAAAGAAGATGTCTTATCTGAAAAAGAAAAAGAAAGTTTACGCACTTGGTTTAAGCGTAAAGGAGCCCCTGGTAAAACAGGCGGTTGGGTTGATTGCAACTCACCTATTCGTAAAGATGGTAAGATTACAGGATATAAACCTTGTGGAAGGCAAAAGGGTGAAAAACGTAAATACCCTGCTTGTAGACCTACACCTGCTAGATGCAAAGATCCTAATAAAGGTAAAACTTGGGGTAAAACTAAAGAACAAAAAATACGTGAAGTCATACAAAACGTAATTAAAAATACAATAGAATGAGTAAAGTAAATTTAAAAGATGCACTCAACAAAGTCTTAGACAGAACAGACTTAGATGAAAAAGTTTTAAAAGAACTTAAAGCAATTAAAACTAAAGTTGAAAAACTTGAAGATCAAGCAGAAACTAAACTTGAAGATCTACTTGAAGAACCAAAATCATTTATTGCAAGATTAAAAGCTACCTTTGGTTTTTGGTCTATTATTGAATTGGGAACTATTGCATTTATCGCTCTTCCAACATGGGAAGGTGATTACGGTATTGCATTATGCGCTGCCTTAGTATGGGTTGCACTTCATAAATTTAATAAAATCTGGATAAAATGAGCTTTTTAGACGAAGGAACATTTGTAGGGAAAGGGGCAGTACAAGATGCTCTTAAAGATCCCGAATTTAAAGCCCTAAAAGGTGATGAAAAAGCTAAGGCTTTAAAAACTTTAAAAATAGGCGGATCTATTACAACTGAAAAAAAAGGTAAAGATCTAGATGGTGATGGTGATATAGATTCTAAGGATTATTTAGCGGCACGTAATGCTGCTATTAAAAAAGCTAAATCAATGAAAGAAGGTGTAGCAAAAGATCTTTACATAAAAGCTATGGAATCATCTTCATTAGAAGAGTTCTTATCAGATGTATATCAAGATTATCCCCAACATAAGGGTAACAGTGATATAGCTAATTACTTAAAAAATTATTATCTAGATGCTGGTGGTCCTATTGACGAAGGTAAAGTTAAAGATTTCCTTAAAGGAGCAGCTTTATTAGCAGCATTAATAGGTTTAAATAAAGCAGCTAGCGAAAATATTTATAAAAGTGATCCCAAGATTAAGGCTTTAACATCAAAATATGAAAAAGCCGAAAAAGAGGGTGATAAAAAAGCTATGGCTGACTTTAAAAAAGAAATAGAAAAGCGAAAACTCCAATGGGACACAGGAAAAATAGACGAAGCAGACTTAGGTAGTAAAATAGGAGATGCTTTATTTGGTAAGTCATATGATAAACCATTTAGTAATCTTATGGATACTATTAAAGATTTATTAAACAAAGATAAAACTACTTCATCTAGTGATGATAGTAAATTAATATTAAAAATTGCTAATATAGAAAAAGGTAATTTATCAGAAAAAGAATTTAAATCTATACTTAAAAAACTAAAAAATGCAGGTATGAGTAATAAAAAGTTACAAGATTTAGAAAAAAGATATAAAAAGTCTAAAGAAGAGTCTAAAAACCCCGTAAAAGAAGATGAACAAATTGAATTACCTGCTGATACTACATTTACTGTAGATCTTAAACACCTCATGAAAAAGCATATGGATGAAGGTAAATCTAAAGAAGACACAATTAAATTTACTAAAGCATTAATGGCTAAACTTCATAATAAAGGTGAAGTTACAGTTGATGGTACTAAAATTGTATTTAAAGAAGGTAAGAAAAAAAGCGGCTATATGGGTTATACTGATATGGCTGAAGAAGCTGATTTAGATGTTAAAGATACTCAATTAGCACTTCCTGAACCAGATGCTCCTGATTATTTAGGCGATGATGGTATGGACTATGAAGGTGGTATGGCTAAAAGCCAAATGCTTAAAATGAAAAAATACGCTATGGCTTTATGTGATATGGTTGATGATGAGTCACAATTAGAAGCATGGGTTCAAGCCAAAATTACTAAAGCATCTGATTATATGTCTTCAGTTTATCATTATTTAGATTACCAACAAACCAAAAATTTAGACGAAGCCTCTAACATGATGGATACAGATGAAGCTTTAGTTAGTATATTAATGGGTGAAGCTAACTTATCCGAAGAAACTGCTGAGCAAGTAGTTGATAATTTATCAAATGAAGACTTTAAAAAAGCAGCTTTAATGCTTGTTAGAGGAACAGATGAAAGATTAATAGCTAAATTTGTACTTTCTGCTACTACATTAGATGAAGGCTTTAAATTAAATGGTAGAGAAGTAGTTGATTTAGAAACCGATGGAGGTGGATCTATAGATCCATTTATTGGTGCTGCTTATTACCTAGATACTGGTGAAAAGCTTACTGACGATGAAATTGAAGCCTTAGTAGATAAATATCCTGCCGATCTTGAATTAGGTGGGGCATGGTGGGACCAACAAAGATGAATAAATTAACTGAACAACGGCTAAGACGTAAAATACGTCAAATAATAAGGGAAGAACGCGAATACCAATTACGCCAATTATCCCCGGGGGCATATGATGCTTTGGGGCCCGGTACATTAGGTATTCCACCTTCTGCTGTGGTTGACGTTAAAATTATTAAAGCGCCTAAGCCAATTTTTAAATGTTTTCTTGAAAATGGACAAACATTTAATTTAATTGATAATGAACGTTATATGCAAGCTGATATTAACCGTATTTTGTTCGATCTAGATAGAGAAGATGATATTAATGGTGCAAAATATGAGCTTGAGAAATTAATGCAAACTGGTAAAGTTGCTTCTGACGATGAAGAAGTCGCTTCAGACGATTTAGGGGGCGGAGAACCAGCTGCTGAGGAACCAGCAGAAGAACCAGCTGAAGAACCTGAAGCATAATGAATAACAATCCTGAATTTAATCAAGCAGCCGCTGGCATATATCGTGATGCTGTTAAAAAGTTTAATATTAGAACCACACCAAAATTAATTCTTAAAAAGGATGAAGAAAATGGTTCTAAAACCTTGGGCCGCACTGCTTATTATGACCCCGAAAATTTACATATTGTCCTTTATATTAGTAATCGCCACCCTAAAGATATACTTCGATCATTTGCTCATGAATTAATACACCATGTTCAAAATGAACGGGGTGATTTACATTTAGGAGATGCTAGTGATCCCCAATATGCCCAAAATGATGAACACCTTAGAGATATGGAAAAAGAAGCATACCTTGAAGGCAACTTACTAATGAGAGACTTTGAAGACAACTTTAAATACCAACAGTAAACATATAGACTAGATTTATAGCCTAGTCGACTTAAAAGAAATAATTAGAGAGCTGTAACCTCATGTGGGTTATAGCTCTTCTTATCGTATATTTAACCGTTAAAATTATGCATAAATGCAAGAAAAAATAGTAATTGTAGGCGCTGGGGTAGCAGGCGTAAATGCTGCAACTAAATTAGTTGATAATGGGTATGACGGAAGTCGTATCACTATTATTGATATGGGTAATGATCCTTATAACCGTAAACCTGAAGAAGTAATGACAGGCTTTATGGGAGCAGGCGGTTGGAGCGATGGTAAACTTACATATCATACTTCAATTGGGGGTCATATGTCTAAATACTGTGGCGATGAAAAGGCTATGGAATTAATGGATCAAGTAATCAATAACTTTAGACGTTTTCACCCAAAACCAGAAGTTATCCAATGTTCACATCCAGTAGAAGAACCAGATTTTATTAAGCCATATTTTGGTTTAAGATTATTTCCAGTATGGCACATTGGTACTGATTATCTACATGAAATTGGTAAAGCATGGTACGAACATTTAGTATCTAAAGGTGTTAAATTTACTTGGAACTCCAAAGTAACAGAAATTGATTTTGAAGGCGAATATGTCGTAGCAGATAAAAAATACTTTTATGATCGTTTAATATTTGCAGTAGGTAAATCCGGTATTGATTTTGGTAAACACCTTATTGAAACCGGAAATCATGATACAGAACCAAAACCTGTACAAATTGGTGTACGTTTTGAAGCACCACAACACCACTTTCAAAAATTAATTGATATTTCATACGACTTTAAACTATATCGTAAATTTGAAGACAAAGGAGTGTCATTACGTTCATTTTGTACAAATAATAATGCTGCCTATGTTGCTGTTGAAGAAACGTATGGTGACCATAGCTATAATGGTCATGCTAAAAAGGATGAGGCATATCGCAACGATATGACTAATTTTGGTATTCTAATGGAGATTAGAGGCATTGATAAACCATTTGATTGGTCACGTGAAGCAGTTAAAAAACTCCAGGTTAATGGTACTGGTACTTATTACTCGCCTAGCCATAGAGTACCATCTAAAACCAGTGAAGGTGGTTACGTTAAAACAGAAATCGTAAATAGCTTAGATACATTATATGATGCTATTGGTGATAATGCGGTTTATATTGAAGATTTTATTGAAGATATGGCTAAAGTGTTCCCTACATTAGGTAATGATTGGGGTGTTTATATGCCGGAGGTTAAGTATCTTTCACCCGAACCACTAGTTAATTACGAAGATTTATCTCTTAATAAATTATCAAATGTCCACTTTGTAGGTGATGCCCTCTCAGCCAGAGGTATTACAGTAAGTGGAGCACAAGGAACTTATGTAGCTGAAAATATTTTAGAATACAATGCAATATGAATAAAGAAGAAGAAAAAAGACTAAAAGACTCTAGGGCTATCGAAAGTCAAAATAGACTTCGTGGTGTAGAGGATTTCCCAAAATCTAGGAGGTTAAAAACCCCAGAGGGGACCATTGCTTATTATTGGGATGGGAAACTCCATAATTGGGAAGGACCAGCTCTTATACCAGAAGGTGATAATCGAAGAAGAGAATATTATATTTATGGTATAAAACACACAGAAGAAAAGTGGAAAGAGGCTAAGCGTAGTGGTAAAGGGATGCCGTGGTATAAAGACCCAAGATTTAAAGCAAGACAAGCAGGATAAAATGAAAATAGGTTTTTGTGGAACAATGAGTGTAGGAAAGACTACACTAGTAAAAGCACTTCAGGAGATTCCTGAATTTAAAGATTATAAATTTGCAACTGAACGTAGTCAGTATCTTAATTCATTGGGTATTCCATTGAATCATGAAACTACTATTGAAGGCCAAACTATATTCTTAGCAGAACGTGTAACGGAGCTTATGCAGCCAAATATAGTAACTGATAGAACAATTATTGATGTAATGGCGTTTACAAAATGTGCTAGGAAGACTAGCTATATTGATGGGGATGCTTTTGAAGAGTATGCTAAACGTTTTATTTATCTATATGATTATATGTTTTATATTTCTCCTGAAGGGGTGGAAATGGAAGATAATGGTATAAGAGAAACGGATTTAGACTATAGAAAAGAAATTGATGAAGAAATTCAAAAATTGGTTCTTAAACATCGTCCTGTTTATCATACAATTAAAGGTTCTACTGAAGAAAGAATCAAACAAATATTAAAAACAATAAAATTTGACTAATGAAATTATTTAAATGGATACTAGGACTATTTGCAGTACTTGGAGGTGCCGCTGCAGTAGCTTCTACACAAAAGAAAAAAGAGCACAACAAAAAGGTTAAAGAAAACCAAGATAAAGTTAAAACTGTTCAAGTAAAGACTAAAAAAGTTCAAGCTGATAAAAAAGTAACTAAAGATAAAATTACTCAGCAGAAAAAAGTAGTTAATAAAACTAAAGCAAAAGTTAAACCAACTACTAGCGCTAAAAAAACTACTAACGACTTTAAAAAAAAGTATAGAACTAAAAAATGAAACACATATTAACTACACTAATGTTATGTGTGTCTAGTTTAAGTTTTTCACAAGATACTCTTCAAATTCCAGCATTGGAACTTGAGGAGTTTTTCTTGGCTTTAGACACACTTGAAACACAAGATTCAATTAAAACAATTTTAATTAAACAACTTGAAAAACAAATTGAATTTCACTTAGAATTAAACGATCATAATGAAAGTATTCTTTCTTATAAAGACCAAGAAATAGAACTATTAAATGATCAAATCACTATCTATACAGATCGTTTAAATCAAGTAGATAAATGGTATAAAAAGCCATGGGTAGGTGTTGTGGGGGGTTTTGTAGGTACTATAGTTCTAATAAATACTATAGACTATACACTTCCTCAGTAATTTTTATATATTTATTACTGTTAACACCAAACATTGTGCACAATGAACAAAAACGAAATTAAGCAGATTATACTTGAAGAAATTCAAGCAGTCATAAATGAGCAAACCGAAGATGAAAGAATTGCTCAAGCTATGGAAACTGGCGACGAAGATGAATTAGAAGCCCTAGCAATGGGAGCCTTAGATCGCGCTGAACAAATGGCAGCAGATTCTCGCCCTGAAGACGATGAAATAACCTCTCCAGGTATAGAAGACATGTCACCAGATCCTATGTTTGGTGAAGATCCATCATATGTTGAAGAAGAAGAGTTATCTGAAATGGCTCGTACATCTAATGTATTCAAGCTTAAAGATGGTGTTGGTTTAAAAGATGTACTTCAATTTATGCAACGTGTAAATAATGTTCTTAAAAAATATAAATCACCTGGTCAAAAACGTCCTAAAAAGCGTTTTACACCTGAGGAAATGAAAGCATTAGCTACAGCAATGGTTAACCCAGATGGGTTTACTTCCAAAGACATTATTGCTAATACTTCATATAACAGTCCTGCACAAGCAAATAAATTTTTAAAAGCACTTGAAATGAAAGGTTTAATTACTTTAACTTCACAGCTTAAAAAATCAATGGAACCAACTCGTGATCCAGATGCCCCTGAAACTAGAGGTAGAAAGAG